GCCATGGCGTTAACCATAGCAGAAAGCTGTTCAATAGCTTTCCTATTGGAGCGCGTCGTTCCCCGAGGCGGAGGGAGGTCTGAAAAGACCTGCCTCCGTTCTCACGGGGTCCGTAAACCTGGTTTCAGGTTTGCGCGACTCCAGCTGGCAATACAGACGGGTGAGCGTCTGCACATTTCTTTTCTTCGGCATGTCAAGGCGGCCCCCGCCTCTCAACAACGTCAATGGTTGAAGTTCATTCAACCGTGTTGGGAGGCGGTTTGGGCCGCTCTTGTTATGCTCGAAGTTCCAATCTCTTTGGACGATGTAGAGTCGGTTCGCCGCTGGGTTACTGTATCCACCGTCGGCTGCGGTCCCGGTTTTGTCGCCAAATGCTTTAAGGCATTTGCGAACCGGGCGCGGTCTCTTGCCGCAGCAATCGGTGGTCCTGTCCCAGCGGCTGTCCGACACTTTTCGTCCCCTCCACCTCTCCACCCGGGATCTCCTCCCGCTTTCGCACGCATACTTCGGAAAATCCGTCGCAGCCGGTCGGGCGCCGCAAGGGCTCGAGAGTTGTGCCAACTCTCGTCCTTGTCCCGCGCACTCCCACCGGCTGACGACGAGGTATGCTCGAAAGCGTTGGAGGATCACCGGGTCACTCTTTCCAGGAAGGTGGTGACACCACCTTCCACTATCACGGAACTCCGTCGGTTCGCCGAAAGTTGGGGAAAGCGGTATGGGCGTTTCGCCAACACATCCGTAGCTTCTCTCAGCGCGAGCTCCTCCGCATCCTTGGACTACAGTCGTCGTCTCGGCGGCCTTAGGGCCGACCTCCGAGACACTGTGGACACTTGGATGCGGGAGCCTGCTGGAAAAGCCTCGGATGGTGCCCATCCCGCTCCAACTTTCTCCGACCCGACTCGCTTCACTCGAACTGGTGAGGCGAATCGCAATCTCATTGAATCGTCCGGTTCTCTTCCGGAACGCGGATCCGTTGAGTATGTGGTCAACATACTCCAGGACCCGGACCTTGAGAGGACGAGGATTGCGAGGATTCTCCGTGATAGTTCCCTCCGTAAGTTTGTGAGCCGAAAGGGACCTCTGCCATGTCGGGCGACGACGGTACGTGAACGCGGGTGGAAGGCCCGCGTGGTAACCAAGTCGCCGTCCGACGTGGTAGAGGTCGGCCATCTCGTTCGCAGTGTGGTCTGGCCGATGCTTGAGAAAGATCCTCGGGTACGGGCTTCGCTTGAAGGCGGTCGACTGGAGGAGGTCTTTGCAGACCTCGCTTCCAGCCGCCTCAAGTGCCCGATATCCCTTGGGAATCTCGTTCTCGTTTCGGCTGACCTCACCAAGGCGACAGATGGCTTCTCTCGGCTCTCCATCTATGCGGTGTGGGAAGGAATTTGTGATGGAGCCCAACTCCCTGAGGATGTGCGGGCATTGGGCCTGCGGCTCCTCGGCCCTATGCGCGTCGAATACGACGACGGCCTGGAGGTTCTGGATACTGAGGGCGGCTGTCTGATGGGACTGCCGCTCTCTTGGTTTATCCTCAATATCATTAACCTCTGGGCTTGCGAAACGTCGATTCGTGAGGCATGCCACAAGATCGGCTTGCCGGTTGGAGCGTCCTCGGACCTCTACCGGTTTGCGACATGTGGTGATGACCTCGCAGCGGCTTTGCCCGCTGCCGCGCATGAAGGGTATGAACGGAGGATAGCCGACGTGGGTAGTGGTTTGTCGGCTGGGAAGCATCTGGTTTCCAACCACCTCATGCTCTTTACAGAGCAGATGGCGTGGTTTGAAACCGATGTCTTCCCAGCGCCTGACTACACCCTCTTCGCTTGGCTCAAACCTGGGACGGCTGTTCCCGATGGTTTTGTGGCCGGTTACAACGCTTTTGTGGCGGCCCACATGATTGACTACTCCCCGGTCAGGAGTCTCATTCATCCGGGTCACTTCGCCATAAAACGTGTATCCGGCCCGATACCATTCGAGTTGCCGTCCTGGGCCACTTCGGGACCGGCCATTACCTCGGCTATTCCAGCTTGGGCTTCTGTCCTCAACAGGAAGAAGATCAGCCGGATAGCCAGGGTATTGCGTCCCGAAGTAGGAGCCTTGAGATCCGTCGGCATTCCTCCCTATGTTCCAAGGGAGTTGGGTGGAGGTGGGTTTCCGCCGCCCCGGCCCGGCCGGGCCCTCAAAGACGCACCGGATTCGTATCGCCGATTTCTCTTCCGGATTCTGCTTGACCACCAGAGTGGGAAGGAAGAGAAAGCGGTTTCCGCGATCCGTCGAGTTGTAAACTCGTGGCGTACATGTGGGGTGGCCGGAGACCTTCTTTCGGAAGCCATGACCGAAGCTGAGGAGGAGCTTAAGCTGAAACCTCTGTGGGAGTCCCCGCAAAGTGGAAGTCTTAAAGAAAGACTTTCGACCACTTTGGAGGACCATTTGACGCTCACAGAGGATGACGCTATGCTCCGCCTCGCTTCGGTTTGGGCTCCAGCGTTGGGTATAGCTGGGTACAATCAGGGAAGGCCCTATTGTACCCCGTTCTACACCTTTGCCGGCAAGTTCCGAAAGATGGTCCAGTCCGGGGCCTCTACCGTAACGGGTAGGGGGAAGCCCATGAGAGATGTGGATGAGTCGGTGGTTGCCGACCGACTCAAAGAAATGTGCAGCGGCCCGGTGGTATTCATCCCTAGGGATAGAATTCCACCGGGGCTCGGTGTCTGTATTGTTGGCATG